AATGCTTCTGGTTCTACTACCTTTACTCAACGTACTGTAACTCCTGGTAAAATTAAAGTAAACGAAGCTTTATGTCCTAAAGACCTTGAAGCAAAGTATTTACAAAAAGCTTTACCTACTGGTTCTTATTATGACTCTATTCCTTTTGAGCAAGAGTATTCTGAAAAGAAAGCTAAAACAATCGCTGCTCAATTAGAAACTGCGTTATGGCAAGGCGACACCTCAAGTGTCAATGTTAACCTTAACCGCTTTGACGGGCTTGTAAAATTAATAAACGCTGCTTCAGGTGTTGTAGCTGCAAACGCTTCTACCTTTATCTCTGGCGCTCCTTTAAGCTCTATCACTTCTGCAAACGTAATCTCTATCTTTGATGGTGTTTACCAAGCAATTCCTGCACAAGTTGTAGCTGCTGAAGATATGACTATCTTCTGTGGTCAAGATTTATTCAGAACTTACACTATTGCTCTTAAAAATAGCGGTTCTTTCAATTACCAAATTGATGTTAAAGCTGATAGCGAATTCGTACTTCCTGGTACTACAATTAAAGTTGTAGCAGTTGCAGGTCTTAACGGAACTAACAAAGTTTACGCTATGCGTTTAAGCAATATGTTCTTAGGTACTGACTTATTGAACGAAGAAGAGAAGTTTGAAATTTTCTATGCTAAAGAAGCTGACCAAGTACGTTTCGTATCTGAGTTTAAGATGGGTGTAAACATCGCCTTCCCTGACGAAGTAGTGAAGTTTATCCTTGCATAATTTATAGGGTAGGTTGAAATACACCTACCCATTTTTTCAAACTAATTTAATTCAATAACAATGGCTTGTGCTTTAACTCAAAATTATACCCTTGACTGCAAAGACAGTTTAGGTGGTATAACCGAAGTTTATTTTATGGCGGCAGGAGATGTTACCTCTACAACAGAGGCGAGTGGTGTAATTACCGCTTTAGTAAAAGCATCTGGTAAGAAGTTCTTTAAGTACGAACTTGTAAAAGGCACTTCTCAATTAGTTGAGAATGTTAATGCAAACGTACAAAACGGAACTATCTTCTACGCTCCTGAATTAACTATCGTATTAAACAAATTACAAGCTAACACAAGAAACGAAATCTTGTTGTTGGCTCAAAACACTTTAGTAGCGGTTGCCAAAGATAACAATGGCAAATACTGGTACTTAGGAAAACAAAGAGGCTTAGACCTTACAGGCGGTAGCGCAGGTACAGGTACGGCTGAAGGAGACAGAAGCGGCTATACTCTTACCTTTACAGGTGCAGAGCCAGCCCTTGCTCCAGAAGTAAACTCAACTGTGGCAGGTCAATTAACCACCGCAGGTTCTTAGGTTGTTTTGGTTTTGTATATAGATGCCCTCGGACTTAATTGTTCGGGGGTTTTTTATTTTGCAAACAATCGCAATAGTTTATATTTATAGTTGTGATAAGATTAACTAAGGGGCAAACCCAAAATATAATACTTACCTTGACTGAGAAGCAGCTTTTAACAAGTCCTAATTATCTATTTATTTTCGAGAATAGAAGTACAAATACGGACATCAAATTTGTTAAGCTAAACAATATGGACATAAGTGCTTACAAGGAAAGGTACAATGAGTTCACTATTGTAGTTAATACCTACTTTAATACGGCTTTAAACGGGCAATACACCTATACAATTTACGAGCAAACAAGTACTACCAACACAAACCCGACTGGCTTAAACCTGCTTGAAAGCGGCATAATGGAACTTGAGGGTACAACTATATCATTTACCGAATACGAAACAACAAGCACATTCACAATTAGACAATAATGGAAATACAAGTATTGACATTTGCGGAAGCAAAGCAACCAGAATATAAAGAGAAAAAAGGCGAAGGGTATATGCAGTATGGTCAAAACAATGACTATCCGCAGTACTTATTAGACCTATTTAACAAATCTGCAAAGCACAACGCTATCATTCGTGGCAAGGTTAATTACATTGTCGGCAATGGTTGGGCAGGAGAGCAAGATATGGTTAAGAAGGTTAATAGAGACGAAACCCTTAACGACCTAACTAAAAAGGTTGCTTTAGATTTAGAACTATTTGGCGGTGCTTACATTCAAGTTATTTGGAGTGTAATGGGCGGTCAAGTAGCGGAGTTGTGGCATTGTGATTATACAAAGATTAGAACCAATAAAGACAATACTCAGTTTTGGTACAAAGACGATTGGAAAGCTACACGCAACCAAGAAAAAGCCGAGATTTACAATGCATTTAACCCTGCTAACCCACAAGGTGTGCAGATACTTTATGTAAAGGAGTATCGCCCAGGAATGAATGTTTATAGCCTTCCTGGTTATTTTGGTGCGCTTAACTACATCGAAAGTGATGTTGAAGTTAGTAAGCACGTTTTGGGTAATGCTCAAACAGGGTTTTCTGCAAGTAAACTTATTACTTTACCAAACGGAGAACCAAGTCCTGAAGAAAAACGCCTTGTTAGTAAGCAGTTCGATAATATGTATACGGGTGCAGACGGCAAGAAGTATTTACTTGCGTTTGTAAACGATTTAACCCGTAAGCCTATTGTAGATGATTTAGGTGCAAGTGATTTAACTAAAGAAGATTTTAGCCGTGTAGACGAGTTAATACAAACTAACATATTTAGCGGACACCAAATTACAAGCCCTGATTTGTTTGGTATTGCCGTGCCTGGTCAATTAGGAAATCGCCAACAGATGCGAGATAGCTACGAGATATTTAACAACACTTATGTACGCTATAAACAAATGCAGATTGAGGGCGTGTTTAATATGCTTGGACAATATGCAGGAGTAACGGAAGAATTAAAACTTCAACCCGTAGACCCTATTGGAATTGACTTTAGTGAAAGCGTAATTAAGGAAGTAGCACCTAAAGAATGGATATTAGAGAAGCTTGGTATTGACCCTACTAAATACGGATTGCCTATTGAAAGTGAACAACCAATGGCAGCAAGTCCTTTAAGCGTAAACGAGCATATTAAAGGTTTGAAAGGTAGAGAGTGGCAAAATATGCAGCGTATTATTAGAGATTTTAATAAGGGCAAGATAACAAGAGAACAAGCAAGTTCTATGTTAAAGGGTGGATATGCTTTAAGCGATGAAGAAGTATCTACTTGGTTAGGTTCGGAAGAGTTAGAGTTTAGCGAAGATGACTACAAGATATTCTATGAGTTTGGAGAAGATAGAGAGCAATTTGAGGTATTTAAAAGTAAGACAAGATTTAGTGATGATGACGACTACCAAACATTTGCCGATGTAAACCAATTAGAAGCAAACGTATTAGACCAAATCAGCAAACAAAAGAATATTACAACCGATGTTTTAGCCGAAGTTTTAAAGGTTACTATACCTGAAATTGTTGCTATCCTAAAAAGCTTAGAAGAAAGAAACATCATTAAAACTATTTCTAAGACAATAGGCAAAGGCGATAATTCAAATGTAATTATAGAGAGAGAATTAGTAAAGCCATTAGGTGTAACAGTTGGTGCAGTAAAACCTACAACAACAGAAATATTAATTCGTTATTCTTACGAATGGAAGTCAGGCTTTAGCAATGCTAACAAAGGTACAAGCAGACCATTCTGCGTACACTTATTAGAAGCTAAGAAGATGTATAGCCGTAGCGAAATTGAATCAATGAGCGCAAGGCTTGGTTATAGTGTTTGGAATAGAGGTGGCGGTTGGTACACAAAGCCTGGAACTAATACCCATTCTCCAAGTTGTAGGCACGAGTGGAAAACAAACGTAGTAACGAGAAAAAAATAAGAAATGAGCTTAAACACATTATTCATAAGCGTACAAAATATTAAAGACCGCTCTGGCTTACACGCTAACGTAGACGAAAAACTTGTATTGCCTGAGATTAAGACCGCACAAGATATGTACATCTTACCTGCGCTTGGTAGTGCTTTGTACAATCGTTTACAAGCAGGTATTACGGCAAACAACTTGAACGCTAACGAGGTTATCTTATTAGACCAATACATAGCAGATACTTTAGTGCATTATGTACTTAGTGAATTGCCAATGGGTTTGTCTTATCAGTTCTACAACAAAGGCTTATTAAGAAAGAGTGGCGAGAATACCGAGAACCCTTCTATGCAGGATATGATTGACGTGGCGAATAGATATAAGGCTCGTGCGGAGTTCTACAAGCAAAGAATGATTAAATATCTAAAAGAATATT